CCCTCTCTTTTGGCGTGTGGCCATAGCATATCCACCCAACCTTCTGGCCATCTCTACCACAAGAGTGATTGCGTCTGCAAAATCTGGCGACTTGCCGGTTCTGGCTTTCATATCAACCTTTCGCTCAATAATGGTCATACGCTTTGCGTCATCAAACATTCTTGAACAAAACTCAACAACAGCCTCGTGGTGCATCCCGCGCAGCTGCTCGTTGATAACCCACTGCCTCACACTAAACCAAAGCTCAGTCACCTTGTTCCCGTAGACCTCGCTGCTTTTGCGGTGATCCTCTGGGCTGACAGGGCGGTCGCTTGCTTTGCCTCCGAACTCAACACGCTGGATTAAAGGACTCCACGTTTTCGCTAGGATGTCGCAAAGCCCTCCCCCTTCTCCCGTTGCGTCTACAGCCAGATGCTCTGGTCTTACGTTGTTCTCCTCGCATATCGCCCTCACTCGACTAGCAATCTGGAAATGAACCGGCTCACTGCTTTTTGCGTCGATCTGGATGATTTCGTTTTGCTCTAGCGATATGCCCAGCTTGCCGTTGTCGAAGTCTCCATACCTTCCCAGCTGGATAACGCACCTGTCGCCGCCGTTAAAAGCTGGGTCTAACCCAGCCATCATATGGCTTTTCTTTACGAAAACCGCTGGAAACATTGCGCGATACTTCTCAACCAGACTCTCGCTTAACACAGTTTTGCAGACCCCTTCTGGCGACCACATCCCCCGCGTGTACTTCCAGAACTTCGGGCTATCCTCGCCGTCATACTTCTGCGCCTGCCTAACTTGCTCGTCAGATATTAGGAAGGTGTACTTTGTTTTGCCAGCAAGCACGTTGGGCGACTTCATTCCGTCGAACCGAACACACACTCCCCGCTCTGTCTCCCACTCCTCGTCCTCAATGCTTATCCCAGACCAGCCATCTTTTGGTGTGGCAAAGCGCCCGTGCTGGTCGAACTTGCTGTGAGGGTTTCCAATCGCCAGAAACTTAAATTCACTGGTTCCTTTCTGAAGGTTTGAACACGCCTCAAAAGCTGCTTCTGGGGTATCGGTGGCCTCATCCACTATCACCATAGTGCGAGGCGACCGTATGCCTTGGATGTTAGCGACAGCTTTTGAGGTGGCCCCGTCCAGAACGGGTATGGCAAAAATAGCGTGCTTATCGTCGCCTCGGATCGCCTGCAATGTGGTCTTGCTGTCCACCATATGGGACGGGTAGCCACCTTTGCACGACCGATAAAGGTCTTGAATGACCGGCCACGCACGCTTCCGAATCATCTTCGCGGTAGTGGAAGTGAGGATTATTGAGGTCTGTAGAGGGGCGGCTAAGAAGTAAACCATCGAGTAAAGGCTGGCAGCGTAAGTCTTTCCGCTTGCCCCACATCCAGCCCAGCACACCCATTGATTTTCGCAGAGACTTTCAATCTGCTTTTCAAGCCAAGGGTTCCAAATCATCTTCGGCCACAAGAAGCCAACGACATTCTTAAAATGTCGGAATGCACCAAGCCCACCCCGATCTGGCGAGTGGTTAATTCTGAATGCGTACAACTCTAGCTCGATCTCATTTAGTTGCACGTCAAACGCTAATCCGTATTTGTGTTTAATCAAACCGTTTGACAGCAAGGGGGTATGTTGAGGTTATAACTCCCTTGCGAGGGGATATACCCCACAAACTTTGCGAACTGTCAAACGATGGCTATTACCTTAAATCAAAATACTGACTGCTGCGAAACAACTTGCACCAGTACAACTGTCAACGTAGCTGGCCCAGCTGGGGCAGCTGGGGCAACAGGTTCCAACGGGGCCGCTGGCTCAAATGCCTACACAACTACCGGCGCTGATTTCGAAATGCCAGCTGTTAGCAGCACAGTTGCTGTTACCGTTGCTGACTCCATCTGGATGTCAGTGGGCCAAGCTGTTTATGTAAGCGGGGGTGGTTATTTTGAGGTTACAGCCAAAGCGTCGGCCACAGCCATTACGCTCAAGAATCTTTATGCAGCTCCTACAAATGTTGCGGCTGGCACCACAGTCACCACAGGTAATACGGTTAGTGCTTCGGGGATAAAAGGTGACACGGGCGCGACAGGGGCAGCTGGAGCGGGAGCGGTTTTACTTGCTAAGGGAGGGCTTCAGACGTTCAGCACATCCAGCACAGCGTTGGCGGTAGCCACTGGAGACACTAAGTTTCTCGGCATTGACAGCTCAGCCGCAACTGGCCTAGCTTGGGACACTGTAAAATATAGCGATCTTGGCGGAACACTTGCACTGAACACAGTTACAACAAGCGGTCAGTTGCCGTTGGCGGGCATAGCTAATGCAGGAGGGGCAGCTGGAGACATTGCCTACTGGAATGGCTCTGCTTGGGTAAAGCTCGCCAAAGGAACTACTGGGCATTTGCTTGAGCAAGGTTCCTCAAACGCACCGCAATGGGCTGCTCCAACAACAAACGACTTTAACATAGAAGCAATGGGGCGGATTGCTTACACAGATGGAAGCCCAGACACTGTAGCCTTCGACGGAACTGCGACCAATTGTGCAGGGTCGCCTTCTCTTAGTGGCAGTGATGTAACTATTAACTTTACTACCGCAATAAGCAACTCTCACCCAAAGGTTATGTTAACACCAGTGGGGTCAGCTGCGCTTGGCCTTTATGTGACATCAATTAGCACTTCAAGTTTAGTAGTCCACGCAGGGACTGCCAACGCCCACTCTTTCCACTTTGCTGTCTTTGCTTAATGCCGGTAATTGACCGCCAGAGAATTAGCGACGGGTTCCTCACGCTGGAACGCGGGGTGGATGCTGGCAGAGCGCCAAACTTACTGTCACGAAACCAAGCTTCATTTGCTGGCAACGTAACCGTGAGGGGTGGATATGCAAAGACGCGACCAGCGTTTGTAAATATCCCGCTAGAGTTTGACAGGACATTTGAGCTGATTAGCGGCGGCACTCTCGTTGTCGGCAAGAAATACAAAATTACAAAAACCGGCACAGGGTTTGATGTTACCAATATTGGAGCAGCCAACAATAACGTCGGAACTGTTTTCACGGCGACTGGAACCACCCCAGCAAGCTGGGGTTCAACCAGCAGCAGTGGAGGCGGAGGAACAGTAAGCGGAAACCAAAACAGCCAAGCAAACGCAGCAAGCTGGGGTATAGCAGCTGACAAACCGTCTGCGTTTAACTCGGCATATACACACTGGTCTACTATTGGATCGTTTCAAGAAAGTCCAGCCGCCCTAGATGTTGGAAGCAACGCGCTGGAAATGGTTAACAGAACTGCGTCAAGCGCATATGCCTCTGGTATGGGAATACAGTGGTCAAACCCTAATGGCTTGGACACGGTAACAATCACACTAAACGCTGGCTCCAGCTTTGGTAACACAAACGACTGGGTTCTTTCCAACACAGCTGGAGACACACAAGTAATAGAAAACGGGACTAAAACATACACAATAAATTTAGGTGGCGGGGTTCTAAAAATAATAACAAACTCAGCCTCGCAAGCTTTGCTTGACATAGACGGCGACCCGCAAGCTGTAGAAATTTTAGCTGTTGGAGAAACCGGCTCAACTGGAACAGGTGAAGTGTCCACAACGATGTTCGAGCTGGCCACTATCGACGAGTCAGACGAAAGGATAAAGACAGCTTTCCAAACAGAACGCTTTCAAGGCGCTTACAACTACAACCACGGGAAGAACAGCTACCTCGTCACGTCAATAGGCGGTCACATCTACAAGATAAACACGGAGACGGGGATGGTGCAGGACATCACCCCAACTAACGGAGTCAACAGTCTCGGTGAAACCATCTACGATCCAAACGCATCGGACATCGAGGTCGCTTACTTTCAGCAAGCCGAGCATTACCTCATCATACAAGACGGGGAATCAGCAGCTATAATCTTTGATGGCGCAACTTCTCGCAGAGCTAACTCAGCTGGCACAGAGGTTCCCACCGGCACAGTAATGGCATACGGCAACGGCAGGCTGTGGGTGGCGCGTGGCCGCGAGTTTGTTGCTGGTGACATTGTTGGTGGCCCGACTGACGTTATTGAATTTACAGAGAACACTTACATCGCTGAAGGTGGCGCGTTTGCTGTTCCTCTCGACACAGGAGACATCACCGCAATGCGGTTTATGAATCAACCAGACTCAAGCCTTGGGCAAGGCGAGCTATTGGTTCACACGTCTCGCGCTGTGTTCGCTGTCAACGTGCCTACCAGCCGAGACAGCTGGAAAAGTTTACAGTACCCGACCGTCCGCATCGTGGCGATTAACTACGGATCGGTCAGCGACCGCAGCTGCGCCTTGGTAAACGGTGATATGTTTTACCGTGCGCCAGACGGGATACGCAGCTTTATATCTAGCCGCAGGGAGTGGCAGGAGTATGGTCAGATTCCAGTTAGCCGAGAGATCGGGCCGGTTCTGCGGGACGAAAAGCACCACGAGATAACGCAGAGAACAAGTGTTGTGCTGTTCGACAACAGGCTGCTTACAACCGTAACCCCTCACAATACATCTCAAGGTGTATACTTTCGCGGCATAGCCCCGCTTGACTTTGATACCGTTGGCGGCACTGGCGAAAAAATGCCGCCAGCTTGGGAGGGTTTGTGGACTGGCTTAAACTTTTTGCAACTACTGACAGCTGAAGTGAACGCGGAGGAGCGTTGCTTTGCTTTTCATTTGAACAGCGGTTGCAACATTCAACTTTGGGAACTCACTAAAGACGGGGTAAAAGATGCTGGAAGTAGCCGCATAGGGTGCTACATCGAGACGCCCAGCTACAGCTTTGAAAACCCGCTTGAGCTAAAGCAGCTAGAGTACGGTGAGATGTGGGTTGATGACCTACGCGGCGAGGTAGACTTTACGATACGCTACAAACCAAACCAATACCCAGCTTGGGTAGACTGGAACAGTTGGACAGAGTGTTCAAAAGCAGAGACTTGCAATCCAGTTGCCGGTTCGTGCCTTACGCTTAAAAACTACAAGCCGCAGTACAGATCAAGAATGCGACTGCCTCAACCCTCTGACGATGACTGCGAGGCAACAAACAACGTGCCAATGAGAAACGGGTACGAGTTCTCGTCTCGCATTGAGTGGGTTGGTCACGCTAGGATAAAGACTTTCAGACTACACGCTTACCCGATAGTAGAAGAACCATATGGTGACTGCGGCACGGTGGGCAATTGCGTTTAATTTATGAACATTACATATACAGAACTAACAATCAGCTGCGCTGAAGCAAGCGCGAACACAAGGTACACATACAGCATCACGGGCAGCTGCAACGACACACAGAAGGAACTTTAAGATATGGCATCCAATCAGCAGGTAATACTTCAAGCGGGTTCTGTCCCGACAGAGACGTGCTTTGAAAGCATACAGCAGCTTTACAATACATTCGTAAACAATACCACCGCTTATGTCGCGGGTGGTTATAGCTTGTTTAACTACGGTGACTCAACGCCCTCCGTAGACGATCAAGACCGCCCGTGGATAAGGACAATCGGAGGTTATCCAGATCGGATATATTCTTTTGTAAGCGGCAAGTGGATTTCAAAACACCCTATCCCAGTTGGCTCAGCTGTTCGGCAAATATGGGTTGGCTCAGAGGCACAACTAAAAACATATGACGGCGGTGCAGATGTGGATGCAAACACAATGGCAGGGCCGTTCTGGGAAATTGACACAGATATGTCAGCTAGGTTCCCCGTTGGAGTTGGTGATTTTGCTGCTTCCGTAACAAACACGGGCGGCGAGAAGGACACAACACTGGAAGAAAAGAATCTGCCGCCACACACCCACCCTTTAAAATACACAAAAAGGGATTACAATAACGGAAACCCAGACACGGGAGAGGGTTCGTTTGTAGCTGGGACAGAAACAGCCAACGGAATGATTACCGCTGGCCTTGGCCAGAGTTCAGAATCATTTACCAACCTACCGCCCTACTACAGCGTCTACTTTATTAAGCGAACAGCTAGGGAATACTACACCGTATAATGAAAGTTACTCTCGGCACAGCCAAGACACGCATTGCAAAGCATCTCAACCTTTGCGCCACCGATGCCCGTACTACCGAGTACATCAATGAGGCGCAGCGGCGACTGGTTGAAAGTGGCAAGTGGAAGGGAACTTATGGGCGGTTTAACATTTGCGCGACCAGCGGGTGTATCGCTTGGCCACGACAGATCGAGACTATCGAGACAGTTGCCGTATCTGAGAATGTCGGTGTGGTTCGCAACGGTTGGTTTGAGTTTGTCGAAAGCGGCTATGGCCTGCTGGACAACAAGGATAACGTCGGATACCAGCTGCTGGACAGAGGCGAGTCGCCTACGCACAAGGATATGAGCGGGGCCGGTAAGCCCGTTAGAATTTACGCATTCCTGCAAGCTGACGCTGGTAAGAAAATTACCGTGCAAGGATATGACAGCAACAACAACTGGGTGCGGACACTTAAAGAAGGCAGCGGGGCTGACGCAATATATCAAGACGGAGAAGTGGTAACACTTACGAACGGCTTTGTTGATACAAGCACCAGCTTCAAAAGCATTACCGGCGTAATTAAAGATGTCACGCAAGGCAACGTCCAGATGTACGAGCTGAAAGACTCAACGCCGACTCTGGTTGACATTGCTACTTACGAGCCAGATGAGACTTTACCCAGCTACCGGCGCTCGCTGATACCAAGCCTCGGCGGTGCAGCTGGTTGCGAAGACGGGACTGACACAAAGGTTGCCGTTACAGTTATTGCCAAGCTACGCTTTATCAACGCCGTCAACGATACAGACGTGCTGATGGTTAGCGATCTTTACGCTGTAAAGAATATGGCAGTAGCTATTAAGCTGGAAGAAAACAGAGACTTTGGGGCAGCAGCCGAGTACCGCAATTTGGCAATTGAATCACTTCAAAACCAATTGGCCAATCATATGGGGGATGGGGCTGTCCCAGTTTTACAAATGACAAACCTAAACACACACGGCGGCGGCGGAATAGAAAGTTTAATATAATATGGCATTACAAGCACTTGGAGCAGCAATGGGGGTCGCAGGTGGCCTTATGAAGAAGGGGCCGAAAATCCCCAAGTATGAAAAAATAGATCAAGCCAAAGAGCAAGA